TGTTATTTTATTATCCACTTGTAACACCTATTGAAGAAGAAATAACAAATACTACATTAATAAACCAATTAGAAACCTTAAAGGGTGCTATGAGTTATGAAGGACAAACGAATATATCTAGTGGGTTTATGATAGTTGGTGCTAGTGCTTTGGGAGAATTGGAATAGAAGGGGGCGAATAAATGCAAACTATAATTAACACAATTTTAACTTTTGTTGTTAGTGGTGTTTTAGGTTATTGTTTAAGTGTGATTAAAAATCACAAATCCAAAACAAATGCTACTAACAATGCCCTTAAAATTCTATTACAAAACAATTTAACTAATACATATTTTGTCTATAGTATTGACAAGAAGATACCTGATTATGTATTTAAAAACTGGTTAAATATGTTAAAAGAGTACAAAGGATTAGGTGGTAATGATTTTGTTGATACATTAGCACACAAAATGGAAAATTGGGATATTACTCATACTGATATTTTATAGGAGGTAATATGGAAGAACAAATTAAAGAAATAAAAAAAATGGCAGAACGCAATTATGCATTAATATCTAAAAATACTAAAAACATAAATGATAATTTAGAGAAAATAAATAAAAATAGCTATGCATTAGATATTCTAAAAGACTATAAACGTGATGCTAAACATTGGTTTATAGCATTTATTGTTGTAAGTATTTTATTAATTATAATGTGTTTTCATCATTTTATTGGTTAATGCTTATGAACTTTTTTAATTATTCTCGAAAAGAGTTTGAATATATATGCAATGAAGCAATGCTTAATGAAGAATATACTAAGTTATTAGAAATGGAAATAAAAGATTATTCCAGGATCAAAATGGCAGAAGAATTAAATGTAAGTATTGATACATTAGACAAAATGATAGCTAAACTAAAGAAAAAAATTAAAAAGATTTTATGAAAATATTACAAGAAGTCGACAAGTTCGGCTTCTTTTTTTGTGCAATAATTTAATTAGAAAGGAGAAGAAAGTATGACAAGAAACGATAATTGCAGTGAGCATATTGGTAGACTAGGTAAGTGGTACATACTTCTTCTGCTTTTATTTTAAGGAGTTGTTAATATGTATAATCAATTTATGATGGAAAACCTAAATAGAAGAAAAGAAGAAATAGATAATATGATAAAAATGTATCAAAATCAACCTCAACCTGTTAATAATTTTATAAGTACAGGTCAAACATCTTCTAAAGACTTAATAGAGTGGCGAATATTGAACGAAAATGAAGAAGTAGATAATTTATACGTGCAAAATAAAACACTCTTTATAAACGATGAAAATATGGTTTTAAAAGGTGTAGATGGTAAATTAGAAAAATGGCAAATAAAAAAAGTCTATCCAATAGACAAAAAAGATGAAAAAATAAACGAACTAGAAGAAGAAATAAAAAAGTTAAAGGAGAAGATGAACAATGAATCTACAAAATCTAGTAAGTCAATTAGGAAATGCAACGAATCCAATGTCGCTGATGATGTCAATGTTGAACCCTAATCAACAACAATTAGCACAACAATTTCAAAACAAGTCTAATCAGGAACAAGCAGAAGAAGTTGCAAAGTTATGTAATGAAAAAGGTATAACTAAAGAACAATTACAAAGTATTTTAAATATGTTTAGAAAAGGGTAAAAACCTTTTTAATAAATAGAAAGGAGTGAAGAAATGTCTGGATCAGGACTAAGTGCAAGTGATGTACTTGCTATGACACGTGGAAATGATGGTTTTGGTGGGGTAGGTTTAATTATTCTATTATTCATTTTCTTAATTGGTATAGGTGGTAATGGTTTTGGTTTTGGTGGTAGTGCAAATGGTTTAGCACTTGCAGATATTCAAGCAAGTTTATATAACCAAACACAAGATGCTAATTCAAGACAATTACAAGGTAGTATAGCAATGGTAAATGATTCCATCTTAAATAACAAATATGACAATGCTATTTTAATTAAAGATTTATCTAACCAAATGTCTAATAGTGTAGCTGCAATAGGAAATCAAATAGCAAACCAAACAGCAACTATAACTAACTTATTTAACGAACAAACTATTGACCAATTACGTGATAAATTAGCAACTACTAGAGATGAATTGTCTAACACAAGACAAACTGCTGTAATTACTCAAAACATTTTAAGTAATTTAGCAACAACTGCCCCTAAATGGCCATGTAGTTACCCAAACTGTGGGTGCAGTGGGAGTTTATACTAACATGGTATAGATATATTACACCAAATATTATATAATATATATAGGTGATAATATATGCAAGAACAATGGAAACCAGTTAATGGTTATGAAGATTTATACTTAATAAGCAATTATGGAAAATTGTATATTAAAAAGAAAAAAAGACTAATGGTAGAATCATTAGATAGACAAGGTTATGTTAAAGTTACATTGTATAAGAACGGAACAAAAAAATACACACATATACATAAACTGGTAGCACAACACTTTATACCTAATGAAAGCAACAAACCATTAGCATTACATAGAATACCTATATCTAAAGGTGGAACTAATAGAGCAGATAATCTTTATTGGGGAACATCAAGTGAAAATGCTATTGATAAAATTAAGGATGGTAATTTTTATAGTTCTTTACATAAAAGAAATATAAAATATAGACCAGTTAATCAATATGATGAAAAGCACAATTTTATAAAAAAATGGGATGGTGTTCATCAAATAGCAAAAGAATTAGGAATAGATAGAAGGAGTATATATCGCAATTTAAGTGGAGAAAGAAAAACTTATTGTGGTTATATCTTTGAATATGCAACATAATTTTTATTAAGTCCTTCCCTTTATTAAAAAGGTGATTTACGACTAGGTAGAACACCTAGTCTTTTTATTAGAAAGGAGATATATATATGAACGATACTATGTTTATATCAAGTGTAACTACAAATGAAACAAACGTTATTTTAGTTCCAAATCAAGAAGTAAAGAATTTAACTAATGCAACTTGTTATAAAATCATAATTGCATGTAATGTAGAAGCAACTGCAAATCTACCTGTATTAATACAAACATCATTAGGTAATATCCCTGTATTATGCAGATATGGAAATGTAGTATATGCTAACCAATTAAGGAAACGTACTATGTATAGAATAGGATTTGGTAGCCAAAATCCAGGATATACAACAGGACAATTTGTTTTTCAGTCTAATATCTGCCCTAGAAGTGAGGTAGCAGCATGAGAAAATATTTAGATAGAATTGTAGAACTAGGCAAAAAAGAAGATATGAATTGCTTAGGTGATATGTTAATAGATTTATTATATATGTTAAAAGAAACAGATTATAACAAATTCAAAAAATATAAAAACAAAATAGTTGGTATGGCATACAATTATACATTAGATGAAGAATTAGCTTACGAAATAGTTGAAGATATGAAACCTAGAGGTGAATATTGGGATAAAGAAACTGTTATTAGTGTAGTAGGTAATGTGCCAAACATTAATGAAATATATGTAGTTATGAATAGTTTAGCTAATGATTATGGAGATATAATTTCACTTGATAATGTAGATACTTATGTAAAAATGACAAATGCTTGGATTAATGATCCTGATGCAAAGCCAAACAAAGTATGGCATTATTTTGTAGATTAATCCAATTTGACACGTATGGTATAATATAATTGGAGGGGATTATATGCAAATAACATATTTAGTTATTATTAGTATAGTCACTTATATACTAGGTGCTATTACTAAGGCATTTATACCAATGATACCTGACAAATACATTCCGTTCCAAAATGTAATAATAGGTATTGTTAGTTGTTTAATTTGTTATTTTGGTGGCATTATACCAACTTTTCTTGAATCGTTTGTATTATGTTTACTAGCAACAATGGGTGCTGGTGGTACATACGATTTAATAAACATGAATAAGTAGGTGGTAAAATGATACCATTAAAATTAATTTCAAAATTAAAGATAACCTCTAAATATGGAGAAAGAATACACCCTATAACTAAAAAGAAAGATTTTCATCATGGAGTAGACTTGACAGGTGGAGATGAAATACTAGCAACAGCTAATGGTAAAGTAGTAAAAGTTGTGAATAAAGGCAAAAAAGGTGGTACTATGTGTAAAATAAGAATACAACATAAAGACTACCAAAGTGCTTACTATCATAACAAAAGTGGTTCTGCTAGAGTAAGAGTTGGTGATTATGTAAACGAAGGCGACTTTATTGCTATAACTGGTGATACAGGTGGGGCAACAGGAGTACATCTACATTTTCAAATTGATAAGGGTAGCAATGCTACAAGTATTAATCCAACTGATTATGCTAAAGGCAAAAAAGAACTTGAAGGTTTACTAGATTTAAAACCAGGAAACTATATAGTAATTAGTCCTAGATATGTAAGATATGGTGCTGGTACAGATTATCAAATAAAAAAAGTTAAAGAATTAACTTTAGATGGTCAAAGGCATTGTGTGGATCAAAGAGAAAATGCAAAAGCACAATATAAAAAAGGCACTATATTTACAGCGAACAAATTATTATATGCAAAAAATGGTGCAGTATGGGGTTGTTCACCAAGTGGTTGGGTGTGTATTAGAAGCCATAAAGGAGAATATTATTGTAAAGGAAAAGAGTAGTTAGTCTACTCTTTTAATTTGCTTTATAAACCTATTTTTAGGCAATATAAGACACGTTTAGAACTTATTAGTTCAATTATACGTTGAATACTTTTTATATACTAAATTGTCTTTATTCCAATTTGGGTATTTCGACTTAAAATATTCTTCTGCACGTGGAATCATATATTTTCTCATAGGGGAATCATCAAACATACGATGACACTCTATACAATTGGTCATAACATTCTCAGGTATACCTAATCCACCTTGCGACCTTTTAACAAAATGGGAATTGGCAAAGTTCCAGTCTACGTATTTCCCACAAAAAATACAACAATGGTTATCACGTTCCCATACTTGTAGTTTTGTTTCTTTACTTATCATTAGTGCTTTTGTTCTTTCGCTTTTCATACTTATATTATAACTCTAAAATTTGACAAATGATAGGAATTAAGTATAATTGACACTCAAAAGAAAGGGGTGAGAAAGATGTACAACAATATTGTTATATATGAAAAACCAAATGGGAAGATTATTTATCGAGCTACTAAATATGATGAAAGAAAACAAGTAGGGGATACAAATAGTTATGGTTGGAAAGTTGTAGGAGTACAAAAAATACGTAAAGGTGTTTGTTATAGTGAAAAAGAATACAATACCCTACTCCAACACAGGAAAATCAGGAAAAACATAGGCAAATTTATAAGCAATATTGTAAGTAATTTTGATGCAATGGAAGCAGCCAAATGGTTGTTTATAGGGTACATTGTACTAAAATTGTGTCAATAGTGAAAAAAAATCTTGAACTCATAAAAATTGCATGATACAATTAATTTGTAAATGTAAGAGAAATCGTAAGAACGTATGGTCTGTATTTTTATTATTGTATATAAGTTAACATAATATATACTAGGGAAACTAGGGAAACTTAAAGACCATGCGAAAACATGGTCTTTTATATTTGCTAGAAAGAGATAGGTAGATATGAAAAAAAGAAAATTAAATTTAAAAGGAGTAATAGCATTAGCTGTATGGTTATTTGCTTTAGGATTACTTATTCATGATTTTATTTTATTAATGCAAGGTTGTATGTATACCTGGTATGGCATTTGCACATTAGGTGCTGCTTTACTAGCAGGTTGCATGGCAGAAGATTATATGCACGATAGAGTCAATAAATAGGAGGCAAGATGGAACAACAAAGGCAATTCAGGGGGGTTTGGTTTCCAAGAGAACTATGGCTAGATGAAGAGTTGAACTGGAGAGAAAAAGCATTTTTAGTAGAAATAGATAGTTTGGAAGATGAAGAATTAGGTTGTTGGGCAAGTAATAAACATTTTATAGAAGTATTTAAAATGAGTTCTACTCATGTTTCAAGAACTATACAAGACTTAAAAGATAAAGGTTATATTAGCATAAATTATGATAGAGAAGGCAACGAAATTAAAGCAAGACATATACATTTAAATAGACCTCCATATCCTGATAAATGGGGTATGACCAAAATGGTCATAGGGTATGACCAAAATGGTAAGGGGGGTATGACCAAAATGGTAAAAGAGAATAATACATATCTTAATAATACAAATAAGAATATATATATTGTCGAGCAAGTTGTTTCTTATCTAAACGAAAAGATAAATGCTAACTATAAAACTACTACTAGAAAAACTAAAGATTTAATTAAAGCAAGACTTAATGAAGGTTTTGATTTAGATGATTTTAAAAAAGTTATAGATAACATGAGTAGAGAGTGGTTAAACGATTCTAAAATGAAAGTTTATTTAAGACCTGAAACATTATTTGGAACTAAATTTGAAAGTTATTTAAACAGGAATAATAAATCCAAAGCTGATGAATTGACTATCGTGCCAACAAAGAAAAGAGAGTTAACCGAAGATGAAAAGAGAATACTTAATGACATTAATAAAAGAGTTGAAGAATATACAAGTATACATTGATGGTGAAAATTTTGGTGTATATAAGTATGACTTTAAAAATAAAAGATACCAGGGGGTTATTGGTTATTTAGAAATAGAATCAGTTATTAGATGTATCAATGGAGATGCAGAACTAAACTTTATAGAAATTAGAGAGGTATAGATATGGAAGAAAGAATTTTAAGTTATTTAAAAGAAAATGGTTCAATAACAACTTGGGAGGCAATAAAAGAATTTGGTTGTACAAGACTATCTCATTATATTTGGTTATTAAGAAAAACATACTTTATTCCTGATTTATGGGAAGAAACAACAAATAGATATGGAGATAAAGTCAAATATAAGAAATATATCTTAGGTGATATAGATGAATAGAATAAAAGATGAAAAGTATCAAAACGCAATAAAAGAGTATCAGGAACAATATTGTAGCAATTGTGGGCATACATTAATGTTTAACATAAAACAAAAAACTAAAGTTTGTAATTGGTGTAAATGGTTAAATTATAACCAAACTAAAGGTCATTTTTTATACAACTATTACAAAGCAACAAATCAAAAATATAAAACAATTAGAATTAAGGGAGATATGAAATGAGTAAAGAAAAATATACATTCGGTGAAAAAGAAACTGAATACGATGCAAAAGCAAAACAAGAGGTTGCAGTATGGCAATCACCAAAATATAAAGAATCAAAAGATAAAGCTATTGAAATGATAGAAAGCAAAAAATATGGTTTAGCAGAGGCGGACTTTTGGATTCTAATGAATAGAACAACAACAGGCAAAATGGCTTATACAGGTCTTATAATAAGCCACAATGGGTGTCTAAAGATAAATGACAACCTAGATAACAAAGTTAAACCAGGATGCTTCACACTAGACAAAGAAGGATATGGGGGTTCGTTAGTATACACATACATAGATGAAGATACATACGAGGTTGGAGAATTTAGCTCAGCAAATGGAAAAAATGCATATCCATACGCAATGGCATTTAAAAGGTGTTTCGATAGAGTTGTACTAAAGAAAAGCAAACTAGCATATTCAGGAATATATAGTGAAGTTGAAGCTGATGAATTTAAGAAAAACCAAATAGAAGAAGAAATTGATGAAACAAAACAACATTTAGAATTAGTAATGCAACTAGATAAACTATTCCAAGAACACAATGTAGATTATGACAAAGCAGTAGCACTATACAAAGTAGATGATATGCAAAAAATGAATAACACACAATTAAAGAACGCAATAAAAAACATAGATAAGTTTGAGAAGGTGGCATAATGTGGACTAGTGCTGATAGTTATTGTGAAAGATTATGGGGGAGATACCAAAGAGCTTTAGAACTTATTGAAAAATATAAAGATAGCGAAGATGAGGATATATCATTTTTAGCGAACTATTGTAAAGAAAAAATAGATGATTATTATGAAATGGATAAAAAAGCACACGATTATTTTGACATAATTAGTAAATTGTGTTGCGAAAGAAACGAATTTTACCATTATTCAAGTGAGTTAGAAAAAACCGCTTTAAGTCTTGCTAAAAGATATAATGACGTTTATATAAAAATAATCAATAACACAAAAGATAAATATTTGTCAAAAGACTATGACGAAATATACGAAAAATATAGAAAGAAAAT